GTAGCGAGAAGGTCGGCATCTTCACGGCATTTCTCATACAAGAACTGTTCAAGTTCTTCACCAGTAGAATAACGAAGGTCAGTCATGGTTAAAAATCAGTAGTGTGCCTCAGAGTAATCAAGTTGTGCAGAGTATTCTGCGATCAGATTGTAGCATTTGGTGCGAGTTTCATCATCAGCACCCTCCATAAAAGAGAGGCAATACTTCATCCTTTGCTCAGGATGTGCGTTGATTCGATCAATCTCTGCACGTTGCTTTTCACGATAGGAGTTGTATGCGAACATCTCACGATCTTCGATGCTCATGTTGTGAAACTTGCGTTCGGTAGTGTTGCTCATACTATAGGGACACTTTCGAGGCTCCAAGTTACCAACTCTTGGGAAGTACAAAGTTTGCATGAGAGAATGTCTCACGATCAACTACTTTGAACATGCCAAACTCGTTGGTGATGACATAACCTTCATGGAATGATTGCACACCACAAAGTTCACACTCAATCTCATCTTCATCATGAATGAATAGGAACAAATCATCCTTGATAGACTTCACCAACTTCCAAAGCCGAATGAGGTTGATGTCACAATCACATTTTTCTGCAATTTCATTCTCATCAACGACCCTTTGCTCCCTGATGCAGGCATTTATCTCTTTTTTGATTTGTGATGCCTTGCGATCAGACACAAACTCACATAGAGTGCTCATTTGCTTGGCAAACTTACACACATCCTCCAAATCCTCACGATAAGGACAGATAAATGCTTCAGGTTGCACAAACAAGCATTCATCAGTGCTCTGCAGTTTCTGTTGCAAAGGAGCAGCAGATACGTTACGGAGATCATCACCACCACTGTAGATTGTATGAGGTGCGATGATGAGATCCTGAGTGATTACCTCAGGGAACTTGTAAGTAATCGTGTTGGGGCGATAAGTATCACAACCCCCAGCACCAATAAAGTCACCTTGATAGATGCAATTTGTGCGAGGAAGATGATCAAGGCACAGATGCAGAATGTCCGCAACTTTACCCTGATGGTTCGCATCAATTTCTTCATGTGAATGATTGATCTTGATCTTTACTTTGTTGAAGACACTTTTAGTGCCCACAAAGAACTTTCCGTTTGCAGGGTTGCGGCCCCAAACAACAGCGGGAGCACCGTCAATCTTGACACTGATAGTAGAATCAGCACTAAACCAGTCCAAGACAGATAGATCGCCCGTGAGAATTTGATCTTCTGGGTGTTCAAGATGTTTGTTTTGCATAATGGAATGATCTCACAAAAAAAGAGGGATCGCAACCCCTCTTGGTACAGTTATCGAGTTGTCACATAACGAGCACGGACTTCCTGATACTTAGAAACAGAATAATCCATGATCTTCTGAACATAAGGAGCAACAGTTTGTGCAACTTTGTTCAGATCTTCACCCAGTTTGTTGATTTCATACTGGTGAATTTGCCAACGAACTTTAATATCACGAAAAACAACTGATGCATAATTTTTGTAATCTACAAAGTGCATCAGAGGTTCGGGACGAGTCATAAACTCACTGTGTCTTACACTATAGGGACACTTTCGAGGCTCCATGTTCCTAACCATGAAGATTTCCTTCTTTCAAGTATCGAATAGTGCGCTCAAGTGATTCGATGGTATCACCGAGCATACCGATACTGCGATTGCAATTATCACACAACCAACCCCGATGTGCTAGGGTTTCATGGTCATGATCAAACACTAATTTCTTGTCGGTTCGTCCACAATTATAGCATGGAGTTCCGAGTTCAGGATACTTTGGTTTCCCTGCAAGTTTGTATGCCTTTGCCTTACCTTGGCTTGCCTTCTTGGTACACTCCTTGCACTCAGGTCGGAAATACTTATCTCCACCAGTATTTGTTGACTGATTGCGACCGAAGAATTGCTCACTCAGAGGATAAACCTTCTGGCATTTAGAGCAGGTTCTAGTCTCTTGCATTTGCGGTTGGGTGCTCATACTAGGGGGACGCTTTGGAGGCTCCTTGTTTCTGATGCTGTTTAATAAAGTTGCGGGCAGAACTTTCTGTGCGACACACTTTGAGTTGCTCACCGTTGTAAATGACCATCAGTTGATTGCCATAAGGTATCGCCGCATAGTTACCCTTACCGATGATAAACCCTTCTTTCATTATACTTTGAGAAAAATCGTGATTTTGGTTGCGGTGGATGACCCATAGGGTCTGTGACACAGAATTGCAGAAAAATCAGGGTTTTACCCCTGATGGCCACTGGGATCTCAGTGAGACTCACCGCCTCACAGTGGAGATGGCAGGTTCTCCCTTCTCGAAGATCGTATCGACAACAGACTGCACAGCTTTGGCAGTGGTGATACCAACCTTGCTGTAGACAGGGATGCACACAAGACCGAACGATTTGCTATACTGACTGAGGTTGCCAGGTTCGATACGTCCCTCGCGCATACCTTTGGCATCATCGTGATGCAAACGGATGCAACGGCCGATTGTCTGACTGATGCCAATAAAGTCCATATTGCGAAGGAACAGAACTGCCTCAAGACCAGACACGTTGATACCTTCAGCTAGGATGCTGTGGTGAAGAACAACAAACTTCTTGTCGTTGTCTTTGCCCCAGGCAGATAGGGTGTCGAAGAATACCTCACGGTTCACCTTCTTGCCATCAATAACTGCGCCAGTCTTAGCAGTAATATACATCCAAGAATAACCGCGACATTCGAGTTGGAAACAGAAATCAGTTTCAGTCACCAGAGAGACGATTTGCTTGGTTGCCTTAGCACAAATCAGAATCTTGCCAACCTTGTTGTCATCAATCGTTTCCAGCAGATTCTCAGAATCACGGTCGAAGTTAGTCTGCTTGCCAGTCACCATAGCCAGTTGCTTGACGATGACTTTGGGGGGCACAATATAACCACCTTCAACCAACTCAGGGGCAGGAACTTTGCAGATGACTTGACCATACACAGCAGCATCATTCATCCCAGGTTTGCCAACAGCAAGCGAGTGCTTTGGCGTCGCAGTGAAGAAATAAGCGCGACGAGCAGTAGCAGCAAAGTGCTCAGTTGCAGGGAAAAAGTGACGCTGAACCGAATTATGTGCCTCATCGAAGTAGATGGTATCCACATCAATCTCTGCTGCCTGCAGACGATTGAGAGAGTTGTAGGTGGTCACAATCAGACGATGATTGTCTGCGTTAGCAGTAACCCAGTTCTGAATCTCTTGAGGACGAGTAGAACTAAAGTGATGAGTTTCACCAGAGTGAACGTGCATCACTTCTGCGTTGGTGATGAACTCCAGAAACTCAGAAGAGAGTTGCTCAGCAAGCAGAATGCGAGGAGCAACAACAACGATGGTCTGGGGAGTTTCAGACTGCAACTCACGCAGAGCATCATAGATCATCTTGAGAGTCTTGCCACCACCAGTAGGCACAATAATCTGACCTTTGTTGTGCTGTTGCATAGCAGCAACACCACGTTCTTGATGTGGGCGGAGAGTGATTTGCATGGAGTTCATCATATACTAAGGGAACACTTTGGAGGCTCCCAGTTTGGGTTAGAGTCGATTCATAGAATCAAGCAACTTGAAATTCCTCGTTAAGAGTATTGAAACTGTTGGTATTAGAACCTAATACTTGATCAAGAATTTCGCTGAAGATAGTATATAGTGCTTTAAGATTTTCAGCACTCATACCATTACAACACTCTTTAAAGGTTTTGTCATCATCACCACAAACAAAGGTGCGATTCTTATCAGTGTAAGCTTTGTTGTGAAGTTCAACAGCAGAGACCGCTTGATCATAAGAATCTATACCATTACACATCAACCAATACAGATTTTGTACTGCAGAACCTCTAGTCAACACTTTCTCTTCAAAGATTTCCTCTTGAATCATCAAAGTGATGAAATCCATCATTTCGACAAATTTATCAAAGTAGAAACTTTTTTGATCATTTGAAAGGAAATCACTTTTGTAAAGTTTGTTTTTAGTAGTTTGAGTTACACCACTAATATCAACTTCATTAAGAATAGGATTTACAGAAATTGCTTGTACATTCATATCAAGGCAATTAGCAACCCATTCTTCACCACAGAGACGGAATCGGTGATCTTTGAAGAGTTTTGCGAGAAGACTACTGATCTCGTCGGAAATGTTGCGAACATATTCAGCCCAAGGAGTAGAATATGCGTTACGAAGTTCTTG